ATGTTCCAGTTCGTATTACCCGTACCGTTGTTACAGTTCCGGTAGAAAGGCCCGGCATTCGTACCGTTGTTCACGTTACCGCCAGAGATCACCAGCCGCGCGCAGTTACGCTCCCTGTGTTTATTTGTATTGGCAGCAGGCGCCTTCGTATTTGCGCCTGCCTATATTTTAGATTGTTGCTGCCAGTAGTTCCGGGGGAGTAGTCCCCCGGTCCCCCTTAAATGGCAGCCTTGCGGCAATGAGGGCGACCGCCGAAGTGCCAGGGCGTATTACCCGTACCGTTGTGACAGTTCCGGGAGAAGGGACCGGCATCCGTACCGTGGGTCACGTGACCGCCAGAGATCACAAGCGTTCCGCCTTCGGCCTGGTAGTAGTAATCGCCGATATAAGCGTCGGCTCCACCACCTATAGCCTCCGGCATCTCGTATTCCGGATGGAGACTGTCGAATCCCATCTTCTTGGTATATCCGTTTTCTGAAGGACAAATATAACCGACCTTCTCATAGTCTCCAGTATAGGTATCGTCCGCATAGCTTGCGCGCTTATTGCAGCAGTAATGCTGGCGGTTCTTGATGTTGACTCCGTCGCGGAACTGCCACATGTTTCCATACCAGTCCTCGATCCATAAGAAACGAGCCGCGCGTCTTCCACTGAGTTTTGATCCTGTTGGCCCTTCGGGATTCTCAAGGCATCCGTTCGGGCTTTTCATTGCAGTCGTCTCACCTGTTTTCTGTACGCATGACCAGATTACGTTTCCCTCAGCGATATCCACCGGATCTCCGTCGAAATAGATATCTGTAGCGGATTCCACTTCTGTGGATGTCTTGAATTCAGTAATCGTTCTGCTCCATGCCACGGAATGACTTCCGGATGACGTTCCGATTCCGATCTGCTGCCCAACGAAGAACTGAGCGGCTCTGTCTGTCGAGATCGTGATGCAGTTCGTTGCATTTTTGGCCCTAAGCGCCTTGTCGTCGCTTGTATATCTGAATGAGGTACGTCCATCTCCGAGGATCCTCTGTGCCTGCGTTCCTGCGAACATAATGATGAACAGATGATCAAGCAGGAACATGTTCCACACATCGTCAAGCTGCCATCCTTCGCCTTTGTTTCTGCTTCTGGTCCTGAGCGTCGCTCTGGTTACCTCTGTAAGAGGTACTGCTCCCGCGATGGATCGAATAACATCTTTGTCCCCGGCTTCGTTCTTTCCGGAAGATCCGTTAAATATCGGGATATAGATCTTATCGCTGATATTGGTACCATCTTCAAATGCAGGATTGACGTGGAGCCCGTCTACCGGCGCGGAAGATACCCATCTGTATTCCCACTCTACTCCATCGCTGTCTGTCTCGAAGTAGCGGGAAGTATAGCAGAGCGGCATCTCCAGCATGACATCTCCATTGTCCCCGTCCCAGGAGAAGTTCGCATCTCCGAGGTATGCAGTTACAGTCCTGTCTTCTTTGATGTTGCACGGCCTGCAGGCGTTGTACGGGTATACTGATTTCATGAAGTCGTTCTGGACTTCTCCGGTTCCAACTGCTACCTTTGCTGTGAGCCCAATCGCGCCGCCGAGTCTCTCCCAGCTTTCTGCTCCACATGAGCTCTGGCCGACTTTCTTCCTGGCTCCGTATTTTTTCACGGCCGACTGCTCTATTACAGTTACGCGCTCGGCCAGGGCTTCCAGGTCGTCCTGAAGCGCCAATCCTCCGGCTGTCGAGATAGTGACGCTTGACGCATTGGCTACCTCCAGGTAGTAACTCATAGAAATTACGGACGGAATTACGCCGTTGTATGCAGGCATGTAGTCGCTTACGCTCGCCGTTGCGATGCTGTAAAGGATTTCTCCGTCATCCGGATCCTGCGCGAAGATACCGAACTCACGGATTTCGTATCCCGTTTCCAGGACGTCTGTGTCGCTGGTCTTGTTTGTGATGATCACCTTCAGAACGAGTGTGCTTCCGTTCTGGATTTCTTTGCTGTTGATCGGCAATGTCTGCACCGGAGTCTTGAGCGACGTTCTGGCGTCTATTGCCTCTCCTGAGCTGTACTGGCCCGATCCGGTCTGCGCCTTTGTGATTTTGATGGTACACTTCCCTGCCTGGGCTTTTGCCAGGAGCGCTTTTCCTTTCGTTGTCAGTTTACTTGGATTCCATGTAAGCATGAATTATTCCTCCTTTTTGACTGTTGTTGTCTGATAATCGATATTTGCTCTCGCAGCTGCATTTTCGCTTTGTGAGAGGCGTGTTTCGCCGCCAGTCGTATTGACTGTGTGGGTGCTTCCAGCCCATGAGCTAAGCGGCCCGACATCGATTGTGCCGGTTGCATCCGTGGCTTCCTGATTATCATTCAAGACGTATGTTCTTCCTTCAGTTCCGGTCGCACTTGCCATAAATGCTCCGGCTGTAGCTTGCGCATCTCCTGCTGTGGTGTTCAGAGCGTAGGCCTCTGAGACCGGTGCTGCGACTGCTGCTACATTCATTCCTTCTGCTGCGTCTGTATTTGATATCTCATGATTACTCACGGTGCATTCATTAATTGATGTCATATGGATGGCCATGCATGCTGCAGAGTGCAATTCTCGCAGCACCGTCACCCTTCTGATGTGGGATTTCGAATTCTTGACCTTTTTAATTACTGCCGTTAAGTCATCGATGATATTTCTCGTCATCACCGCTTCTGTCTCCACATCAAATGTGTTTGCTTCGATCGGCGGCTCGGTAAAGTCGAACCACTCTATCAGTCGAGCGTCGCCTCCGAACACCGAAGCTATCAGTTCCTCTGTTGCCTTTACTGTACCGGCTTGCGTATACCACTTGAGCGTATTCTTTATGATTGAGCGCTTCGTCTCGATATCTGCGCCCTGGTCGTAGTACATGGCTCGCATCTCCACTGCCATGTAGTCCAGCGTGGATTCTTCCAGGTGGTCGATGTCGCAGGAGCTTCCAACGCCTGCTGCCTTTTCCAGCATTCTGATGATTGCCATGTGCAGCGCGTAGCTTATGCTCTTGAATTCCGGGCTTGTTTCGTCTGGCCAGAGGTCTGCGAGCTCGCCGTTTCTAATATCAATCATCCTCAACACCTCCATACTCCACGTTCCTGCTTGCGAGGTGCGCGATGGAAGTGTCACCGACTTTTTGGAATACCGGGCTCTTGATTTCTACCCTCTTGGCTCCTGCTGCGGTGATTTTCTTGATCAGTTCGGAGCTGTTGATGTCTCGCCCGATCTTGGACTGCTGCCAGGTCACGAAGTCGTCTATTGCTTTTGTGACTTCTCCCTGGATAGTTGCCACGGATCCAGAGTCTGAGGAATTTATATAGTATTTTAGGTCGATATTATAATTTACCGCAGTTGGTCCTTTGACCACGACGTTGTCGGTCAGTGGCCGGATGTTTGGATCGGTGATGTACTTGGTCAGCCCTGCGATCATCTCCTGGCTTGGTATTCCGTCGTCCATCAGGAATACGATATCTACTTCTCCTGGATTGTCGCTGCTGACTTTTACGTCTGCGATGTTCCCATTGTAAGTCTTCACCCAGTAGATATACGCTTCCTCTGTTCCGGCTGTTGAATATCTGGATGGTGCGATGTATATTCTGTCCTTTAGTGATTCATCGCTCTCCTGATCGGCTCCTCCGTCTGTTTCTGCGATATTTGTCACGCTCTCCACATACGGGATTGGATCCACGAGTGTCTGGATGGATCCTTCCTGGATTCCGTTCACCGATTCTCCTTCCGTCATGGAAGTGCAGGCCACATCGACTGTGGTTTCTCCTGCTTTAATTTCCGCATATTCATCTGTTTCAAAGTAGGTCGTTCCGTCTGTTACCCTGGTTCCGGCCGGGATTGCTGTGGCTCCCGTCTGCGCTTCTGAAAGAGTGAACCTCATCGTTACCGTTGCTGGTTTGGCAGCAGTCCGCTCGATTCCCTTCAGGGCGGCCAGGTTATCCAGAAATTCTCCGTATGCATATTTCAGGAGGTTTTGCTTCCCGGCTCTGTCGACGAACATATACATCTGGTATATC